TGAGGAAGCCATCAACCCATTCGACTTTTGGAAGGGTGCTAACTTCAAGCTGAAGATTCGTAAGGTCGCTGGTTACACCAACTACGACAAGTCTGAATTTGATAATTCGACTGTACTTTATAAGGGAGATGATGAGAAACTTGAGAAGCTGTGGAAGACCCTTTACAAGCTTCAGGATTTCGTTGCTCCCTCTGAATTCAAGTCATACGACGAACTCAAGAAGAAGCTCAATGATGTTCTGGGCGGCGATCTTCGTAGCGTTGCCCCTGTTGCTAAGAGAGCGGAGGACGATGAGGAAGTAGTTGAAATGGCTTCGGCTCGGAAGTCTTCAAAGCCTGATGAGGACGAAGACGCTCTTGAATATTTCAAGCGACTGGCAAAAGAAGACTAAAATCCTCTCAGCCCAAAACCCTCCAGAGTGGAGGGTTTTTTATTTCTTCAAAAAAGTTTCTTAAATCATCTTCATATCCTGATGATGTATTTATGACTCTTTGTCTATCCATTATAGAAGATAGTCCCGGATTAACTACAGCACTTTTTCTAGACATTAACATATTTACATTTTGTTTTTGGTGCTGTATTTCTAAATCTAAAGAATTTATTCTTTCCTGAACAATATTTCTTGTATTTTGATCTAATCCTTGAGCAGATTCAAGAAGACCTAATAAAGTATCTCTTTCGTATTCATTCTGCTGTATTTCGCTTGTATCTTGAAGTTCAACAGGAAGGTCTTCCTGCATTTCTTGCGGCATATCTTCGGGAAACATTTGCTCCCCTAAACCCGGTATTCCAAAAGGCTCAAAACCAGCAGGAATATCTGCTGGCATCATTTCCGGAGGGAACATTTGTTCTCCAAGCCCGGGTTGATTATATACAGGAATGTCTGAATTTAAATCGGGATTATATCCTGGCATTTCTTCTGGAAATTCTTCTGGAATCATTCCAGGACCCGATTCATATTCAAATTCAGAAGGAGCATTAGTCTGAGGAATTAAACCCGAATAGTTACCCATGTTCAAGCTTGGCGTATTTCCGAAATCAAATAGAGAATTTTGCCCAGCATTTGGTGATGGCAATTCACTAGGGAACATTAATAGATCTGTCTCAGGCATTCTTTGCGTTTTCCTCTTCTAATTTATTCTTGTGTTGATTGAAATATATTTCTCGTTCCCATGGAATGCAATTTTCTATTTCACTCACACTCATCACATTACTTGACGATAGAAAATAATTAATTTTGTAATAAATCATCAAGTCTATGTGATTTAGGCATATGTAAAAAAATTCAATACTCCATCCAATCTCATCTTTCTTGCTGTACCATCAGAAGTTGTATATGAAACAACTGCATAGGTCTTTGGAAGATTAATTACAAAGTTTTTAACTTGTTCGTTTTCCTTAGTCGTAAGATTTTTTACAATCTGTTCTAGTTCATCTTCAGACAAATCTGAAAATTCATATACGACATCATCTTTATAAACCCTGTCTATTGATGCTTGCATCAAATGAGCAATATCAAATTTTCCACTTATAGAAAAGATTTTTCTCAAAGTTGGTTCTTTGAACGCGATCTTGAAATTACTATCCAATGCTAATTCAAAGGTAGTATTTGATATGGATGTATTTAATTGAGAAAGATCTAAATTAGTTTTGATTTTTTCTGATGTTACTGGACAAGTAAAGTTAGTTTTTACAACTTCTCCTACAGATTTACTTCTTAGATTACAGAATAAAAATTCTACATCTTGAAGTGTAAGAGTGTCAGGATTCAGATCTTCAAAGCATGAAGACAGAAGCTGTACGACATTTTCAATAATCAAACGAGGATTTTGTTCTTGTTTGATTAAAAGAAGTGTCTTTTCGTCTGAAACCAAAAAGGGACGAAATTTTATTTCTTTACCTATACTTGGTTGAGTGCATGAATATTTTGGTAAGTTTCTAGTTAAATTTTTCATAATATTTCTCAATAAACATTATACGATCTGAAATTAAAAATTACATCATAAGTTAAGAATGTATTCGAAATGGATGCGTCCATTTCAATAGGAATTATTCTTAAAGGATATACCTCAAGAAATCTGAATGTTGCCATAATATTCCCATTGCTATCTAAGCATTGAACTTCTGCTCCTCCTTTTTTAGCAAAATCTGCATATGGTCTACCAAAGCTGGGGCCATAATAGAATGCTGGATTGCTTCCATCGTTTGCCAAAGTGTTCATCCAATCTTCAATCATCTTATAAGTTTTCCAATTTTGTTCTACTGGAAAAGTTATTTGTAACGATGGATCTCTACTGCCATAAGAAATGTTTATTGGAACCAAACGGCCAAATCCTGGACCAGGAAGTTTATCTGAAATTGCCATTATTTCTCTGCCGCCAAAGACAACTTTTTGGGCTGGAATACTATTTGTTGCTTCTGTAGGAGAATACAACTTGACATTAAATCTGTTGATTCTTTGTAATCCACCAGCTTGGTTAATTAGTGTTTTAATATCTTCTATGGAATTCATTTGAATAGGTTCTTTTCTGTTAAGAGTTTAAATTCCCATTCGTTTGACTCACAAATAGACTTTGCCGCAGTCCATTTTGCTTCATTAATCACAAAAGTAACCACTTCGTTCTTGTATGATTTTCTTTTAGCATTGGTTGGCTGCTTGGTTTGCTTCTCTGGCTTTACTTCAACAATCATTGTTTTTAAAGATCCTTTTATGTCTTTTAGCATGACTAAAAAATCTGGGTAGTAAGTGTGTTTTTTACTATCTACCGGGGAGATATAAGGAATCTTAATACATTCATAGCACCATTTCATAACGTTGTCGGTATTGTCGAAATACTTGCAAAGTTTTCTTTCCCATAAAGATTTACATAGTATTTTTTTGAAATTACCGACATACTTATCCTTGTTCGTTGGTACAAATTTTGTTTTGTACGGCATACAATATATATTATGAATTAAAATGCCATTTCAATTTCCATTAGAAGATTTAGCAGAAATACCATACGGCGTTCTTTTTGAAGCGGCGGAATATAGTGTTTTAGCAGCAGATAGAACTAGAGAAGCTATCTCAGTTAGAAGAACTGATTATATTCTTTTACCTCTTCCGCTTGGACTGAACATATCTACTGCGCACCAATTTTCTGAAGGACCCAATCCAGTAGGCCCAATGCTAAGCGCGGCAGGAGAGGCCAACGCAGGAGGAGCAGGGGCATTACTTAAAAGAGCCTTTGCCGATCCAATAGCAACTATAGCAGAAAATATGAATTCTACATCGACACAACAGATGTTTTCAAACATAACAGAAATGTCGTTGATAAGTGAAGCCAGAAGAGAATTTAAATTTAAATATCTACTTGTCCCTAAAACTTTTAATGAAAACACTCAAATAGGAGATATTTGTGAGGCATTCAGAACTGCTTCGTATCCTCTAGCTACAGAAGTACCGGAAAGAGTTCTTCCTCCATTTTTGTGGAGACTCCAGGTCGTTGGGCTAGGAGATTCGGCCCAGCTAAGCAAGCTCTGGTTGGGGGACCCTCTTGTTTGTGTATTAGCAACGGTAGAAATTAATAAAATTCCTTTCGGTGATGAAGATACTTCAAGATTCTTCCAAGATGGTGGACCAATGGCAACATCCTTGACACTAATTTTTAAGGAATTTGAAACTGGCACTGTCTACAATGGTTCGGTTTATAGTAAATCTGAAATTTCAGTAATACAACCATGATTTTTGGAAAATTCGACACAATTTCTTATGACTTTAGTGGAATTACTAGATCTGTAAAAGATTTGAGTACTGAATATGATTTGAGTCAATATAGTTCTGAATTTTATGGAAAAAAGATAGATGAAAATACTTTATTGGATAAATTGTCCATTGAACTATTTAAAGATCCCAAATATTACTTTGCTCCTCTTTATACTTCAGGAATGGTTAATCCTTTCATAGGGCTTCCCCCGCCAACCAAAAAGATAGAAGATACTCTAGAGAAGTATACTGCAATATTTGGCAACTTTAGCGCAACATTCGCTGGAGGAGAATTGATAGGAACTCCAACATCTGGATTTAGCGCAGGCTTTGATATAACTACCAACTTTGCATATGTCTTAGACTCTAATTCAGAAATCAAAAAGATAAAAGCTTTGATGGTAGGAACACTAGGTACGGGTATTTTGCCTGTTTATAGTAAAGTTGATGGCAAATGGCAAAAAACTAATGAAGTTCTTATTCACGGAACACAAAATTATTCAAATTCTCCTGTAGAGTTTATAAATGAAAATAATGTTGTTATTACAGATTCTGATCTTACTAACTATCATTTAACTGGAACACCTACTGGTGGATATGTTATAGTCAGTGAAAAAGAAAAAATGGTCAACAACACTAATACAATTAATGTACCTAAAGAGAGTGTTGTTCAGCTTATTGAGGATAATATAAATGGCAGTAGCTAATCTACTAACTATTAATT